GCCGTGGGTGTAACCGAAGACACGGGTGAAAGCCCTATGTTGTCCGACGCACTCAAGGACCTGTTCACCAACAGACCCGAAATTAACATAGATACTGGTGGCCTGGGCGGTGCATTAGGCGACGCATTTGATAAGTATCTACTAGCTAAAACTGCCAAGGATATTTTAACTAGAAAACCTCCTGTAGGTGGTCCTGTTGTTGTGGGTGGTCCAAAACAGGGCACAGTAGATTCCCAAGGCGGTAAATTTAAACAGACCAAAACTGGTAAATGGTATCAGGCAGGTCGCAGAGGATTAATTAAAAAACCTGGACTAGGTGCCAGAGCCATAAACAAACTTGCCAACATACCTGGCATGAAAACACTGGCAAAAATTCGCCCCGGCTTTGCTGGTCTGGCTACTGCTGGATTGGTTGGCCTTGAAGAATATGCAGAATCTGGTGATACAAGCCGAGCCGTAGCCAAAGGTGGAGTAACTGGTCTGGGCGTCATGGGTGGTGCAGCTGCTGGTGCAGCATTAGGCACCATGATATTACCTGGAGTTGGTACTGCCATAGGGGGACTATTAGGTGGTATTGCCGGTGGAGCAGGCATAGAAAAACTTGGCGCAGGTGACCTGGCTGCTGATCTTGTTTCGGATCCAGTGGAGACAGTCAAAGAAAGTTATACTAAACTCAAGGCTTACTTCGAACCCATGGCGCAAGAAAATCAGGCTAAAATAATGCAAGATCTTGGTGTTCAGAATCAGGAGATGTATACAAATCCCAATGTGCCTAACATTGTCATACCCAGCATCAATCAAAGTGCCCCGGCCAAACAAGAAAATAACTTCTTGTTACCCCCAGCCACGGCTCGCAATACCGAAAGCACTCTAGAAAAATTCCTAAATCGTAACTTTTTCTAATAAAAAAGGGGCCTAAGCCCCTTTGTCATAACTTATAATACTTATTATCCAGCAATGAAACGATATTCGTTCATGGCAGATACTGCAGCCTTACGGCATACATCTTCTGTTTGTTTTACTGCTAAACCAACCAGGTCATCACCTTTGGTGTGAACTTTAATCAAAGCATCAACCACTTGTGATTGTGCTTTACAAGCCAACTCATAATCGCCCGACTTTACTGCTGTTACGCTTAGATCTGATAAGCGTGCGGCACGTTCAAGTTCTGCTTGTTTAGAATTAGATGTTACGAATGTTGCTGATGCTGTTGCGATTGATGCGGCTGCAATAGCCAGAGATACTAATACTACTGATTTTTTCATTTGTTTTTCCTTGTGGGTTAAATTTATCATTGTAAACTTGTGGTCTACTCTGGTATTTATAGAATAAAAAGAGGGGCTAGGCCCCTCCAAAACATCCTTCTTTAAGGGAGGTTTTAATCGTCTGCTGCTAGATTGGCAAAATAGCTTACGCTATCGTCTTCTTCTAGTGCAGGTTCTTTGGCAACAGAAACTGGAGCTGGTTTAGCAGCTGCTACAGGCGCATCTAGGTCTACTGCTTCAGCATGACGCACTGCGGCTGGAACACCACTTAAAACTCCTTCCAATTTTTTCTTAAGCTCTTCATAGCTCTTGAAGTGACGAGCATCTAAAAAGTCTACTAGGCTGTATTGTTGATTCCAAATAGCTTCGATCTTGGCATCGTCATCGCTCAATACGCTAACTGGTTCAAATTCACTTTTATCATAATTTCTATAACCTTCAACATTGCGAATCTTTAATTTAAAGTTAGCACCCTTCCAGAAGTCGAAAGGATTTACTGGCTCTTCACCTGGAAACTCTGGTTGCATGGCATCTTTGATTTTATCAAAGATCTTTTTACCAAACTTAAATAGTTTGACTTTACCTTCGTTTGCAGGATTGCTTGGATCTTGTACTACTAGGACATTAACAATGTAGCTAAGACGACGTTTTTGCTCACGAGCAACGTTCTTGTTGGCATCAGTACCTGAGTTCCATAGTTCATTATTTAATTCAGAAACAGGATCTGGTTTACCTATGGTTGTCAATGAGTTTTCAATGTACCACTTGCCTGTGGGTCCTTTGAAACCATGACTCCATACGCGTGCCCAGGGCATTTCTTCACCTTTTGGAGCTGCTAGGAATCTGATTACTGCATAGCCATTGCCGGCTTTGTCTACTGTTGGTTGCCAAAATCTTTCGTCATCACGACTATTTTCTTGGCCTTGAGGATTGGCAATCTTTTCAACCTCTTTCATGAGGGTGTCGAAATTACCACGGTTGCTTCTTAGTTCGGATAAACTAGTATATGACATCTGTATTACTCCTTCGTATTTGCGTTGTATGATTTGTATTTACTTCGTTTTGTATTACCATGATAAATTACTACTTTCATCACTAACATCATTATATAGGTATTTATATTATTCGTCAATAGGTCCAGGACCTTTTGTTCGTTTTGTATTTTTACTTGCTACTTTAACATAGGGCCACATGCTCACTCGTTCGGCCATCTGTTGCTGATTGGTGGCCATTTTAACTATGTACCTTTGCATTTCTCGCACAGCATTGCTGATGTTTTGTATGTCTGCGCTGAGACTCATTACTGCTTCTTCCAGCTGTCGCACTCTTTCAGCTATGATTTCTTCGCGTACTTCGTCGACGATATTTTTCTTTTTATCTGATGCGGTCATATATGGTCTGAAATTTATCCAGGTTAATTTTTACAAAGGGTTTATATTTTACTATTAGTCTGCGTATGTCTCGCCAGACTGGATCTGTATCTGTGAGCTGACAATTCACCACCCAGTTGGTTAGCTTGTCCAGTATGACCAGAGTTTCTGGAGTTATGGCGCGACGCATAAAGGCCTTTAATATGTATGGATGTGTTCCAGCATCAAAGGCAAATACATCGGCTACGTCATCTTCGGCAGCTTCAGTAAACAACCGATTTAGATCCTGTTCAAAGGTATAGCTTAGACTCTGGTTGCGTCGTTGCCAGGCCATGAACTCCTTGGCTGCAGTAGTATCAAATACACCACCCCAATGATTGCCCTGTATGAAGTTTGCCACCATGAAGTTACAGACTGTATCTTCGGTATCATAGACCTTGATTAGGCGACGAAATGCAAACTCTTTGCCCAGGCCATTGAAACTTTTACGACTGGCTCTGATACGACCATGCATTTTAAATACATCATAATCATCGGTCTGGAAATGAGCCTTTAAGGCCAGATACATCTTATAGGCTTCAAACTCTGTCATTAAATAGGCAATCTTCCTGTAGGCTTCATTAACTTGGCCTGCTCTGCTTCAAATCTAATACGTTCTTTTAGTACCTTGTTGATCAAAGGATTTATGGTTTCAATGTCTATGTCGCGACTCTGACAATAGTCTATGACCAGATCCATGCGAGGTATGCGAGTCTTGACATGCTGTGTTTCAATCCAGCTGCTAAAATCATTGGCACTGGTAAACTCTCGGCTAATCATGAACTCATTGGTCAGGGTAACTTCGCCTTCTTCAGACACCATTTTATGATCTTTTAGTTCGCCATTAGGCCCCACGAGCTTAAGGCCCATGATGTCCTGGCCGGCACTAACTCTGTCTTTTATTCCGCTCATACTTCTACCTGTACGGGTTCAATTTTAGCATTGGCTGGTTGTTCGGATGGTGGACGATGATCCTGCATCTGCTGTGTATACTTGGCAACAGCACCTAGATCGCAAAGATATTCATAAGTACCAACATGCACTGTACGAGTCCAAGGAGCCAAGAACACCTGACCACCAATTTGTCTGAAACGTTTGCAGAAAGTAAAGTCTTCGCTGGTATAGGCTTTGGTTACTGGATCAATGCTTACGTCAAAGTATGCATGAGCCTTTCTATGTGCATCTGTGATGCGAGTCATAGTCTTGGGATCCATGGTTTCACTACCGCCGGAAATAATTTCAATCTCTGGCAACTCCTTGGCCATTTTTTCAAATACTTCACGGCGAATTAACATCATGCCTGTGGCAATGCTTTCTACTTCGACTGGTTGATTGATGTCAAAACTCATCTGATCGCCTATGGGTCTGAAAGTACTTTCAGCAATAACAGCATTGATATGAGGCCCAGGGATATCTGGACAGCCCTGTACAACACGTTTAACAACATCCCAGTTAATTTTTTTCTTAGCATATTGTCCTCCGATTAAATCTTTGTCTGCTTTGATCATGCGAATAACATCGTCGGCATCAAAGCCCAGGTCGCCGTCAATGAATAACATATGTGTGGCATTGCTTTTAAGGAAGCCTTCGACCAGTATATTACGAGCCTTGGTAATTAAACTTTCATTGGCTGCGATCTCAAACATGCTGGGAATACCATTTTGTCCTAGTTTGGTCAATAAATTGATTAGGCTAATCATGTACATGTAGTTGGCCTGGCCGCCAAACATGGGAGTAGCAATGAAAATACTTGGTGGTTTACTTGGTTGTGTTTTGTTAATGAATAAGGGATTATTTTGGAATAACTGCTGTTGCAACTTACTTACCTGGGGTTTGCCCTGCGGCTTCTTGAGTTTCATGAACTACTTCTCCGATCAATCAATTAATGTTAAAGTCATACTACTATATTATATATCTGTATTATAAGGGTTTTGTTTCAAAGAGTCAATAAAAGTATTGGTGGTTTTAGGGATCCACCAACCCTTGTACATTATCCTAAAAGTTTTGCTAATACTTTAACAACAAGTAATGCTACCACGATGTTTGCAACTAAGTTAACATCTAATTTTGGTAAGTATTTCATTGTTTTTACTCCTGTAATTAACAACAGCTATTTTAGAGATAGCCCCAACTCTATTTACGTATTGGTACTGGTAATTCTGAATTATGATCTCGGGTTCTAAGTGCATAGGCCAGACAAATGTTATCTGTGTCGGCAGCATAGGTGCAACGAACACTGATTGGATCTATGCCCTTGGCCATGGCATTCTGTATGTTCTGACTCATGAGAGCGTTTTCGTTGATCTTGTAGTTCCAAAAGGCCACTATGACCAATATAACCAATGCCATTAGTCCGCCGAAAAATACATAGACATTTTGCTGTTTAAAATTCATTATACGTCCTTGCGATTATAAAATTTATGTCGACCAATTTTGGTCAGGTAAACCATGTTACGCCAACCTGGGTTTACATAGTCGGCATGATAGAATAAGGCACCCTGACTGGGGTCTTTGATGTGTTCGCGATTGGCATACACATACACGGCCAGGGCTCGTATTCGCATATATACATCGCGGTT